TTCTATGTGGGCATGGTTAGATGGCGATTCTGGCGTTGGATCTAGTTATATTGGATTAGGAACCAGTAAAAAATATTATATTGAAAAAGGCGGTAGTTTTAACGATGTAACTCCTATTTTTACAACTGGTACATTAGGATCTAATCCTATAGCATCTACTTCTGGTTCTGCTATATTTAAGATTACTGATACATCTTATAGCCCAAATTTAGGTGATTACCTTATTATTTCTGGTGCTAGTTCAGTAGGTGGGGTAATTCTTAGTGGTGAATACTATGTTACTTCTATTAGTAGTGCTACTGTATATGCTGTTACTGCTACGGCTACGGCTTCTTCTAGTGCTTCAGGCGGTGGATCTGCAGTCATAGTTCAATATGAATATCCTATTGGACTAGATGTAGAAACTTCTGGTCTTGGCTGGGGTGCTGGACAATGGTCTCCTACTATCCCAGTTACCCTTGGAACTAACCCATTTTCTTCTACCAGCGGTAGTGGAACAGTTGTTGTTTCGCAAGCATTACATGGATTTACAGCAACAGGCCAATATGTAGCGTTCTCAGGAGCTACGACTTTTAATGGTATTCCAGCACCTATGCTGAATAATACCTTTGCTATCACTACTTTAACTGCCAGCACTTACAGCATTCCACTTCCTAGTTCATTTGTAGCAACTGCTACGGGTGCTGGTGGTGGTACTACCGTTATTGCATATCCACAATATGGCACTCGTGGATGGGGTACTGCAGCTTCTTCTGGAATAGCTAATCAATTAAGGCTATGGTCTAACGATAACTTTGGAGCAGATCTTGTTATTGCTCCTCGTGGTGGGCAAATATACTATTGGCAAGATTCTAACGGTGTAGGAACTAGGGCAGTATCTTTAACTACTTTGGCAAACAATGCCAGCTATACAGGATCAGCTGTTCCATCAGCTACTTATCAAGTTATTACTTCAGCAATCCAAGAGTTTGTTATTGCATTTGGATCTAACTCTTATACAAGTGGCACATTTAACCCTTTATTAGTTCGCTGGTCTGACCAGGCCAATCCTTATCAATGGGTTCCCGCAGTTACTAATCAATCAGGTGAGTTCCCACTAACTAATGGTTCATTCATTATGGGGGCTAGAGCTACCCGCCAAGAAATCCTTGTTTGGACTGATTCATCCATTTACTCCATGCAATACATCGGAGCACCTTATGTTTGGGGATTCCAAATCTTGATGGATAACATCTCGATTATGTCTCCTAATGCAATGGTTACGGTAAATAACGTCACTTATTGGATGGGTAATGAAAAGTTCTATATGTACTCAGGACGGGTAGAAACCCTACCCTGTTCATTAAGACAGTACATTTTTGACGATATTAACCAAGATCAGGCTTATCAAATATTTGCTGGCGCAAATGAAGGTTATAACGAAGTTTGGTGGTATTACGTCAGCAACTCTAGCGGTAGTACACAAATTGATAAATACGTTATTTATAATTATTTGGATAAAGTTTGGTATTACGGCAATTTAAGCCGTTCTTTCTGGTTAGGTACTGGAATTCAACAATACCCAATTGCTGCTGCTTATACACCTAGTGCAGCATTTACAGGATCTATATCAGGAACTACCCTTACTGTTTCTAATTTATCTTCTGGGGCTATTACTGTTAATGCTTCATTGGTTGGATCTGGAATTTCAAGCGGAACAGTAGTTACTTCTTTTGTTACGGGAACTGGTGGAGTTGGTACTTATACAGTTAATTACAATCAAACTGTAGCTTCCGAAAGCATGACCATTACTGGCGGTGTAGGACAGCTTTTAAACCATGAAGTTGGTGTAGATGACGTATCAGGATTAACCCCTTTACCTATAGATTCTTATGTTCAGTCTTCTGATTTTGACATTGGCGATGGACACAACTTCGGTTTTGTTTGGCGTATATTGCCTGACGTTAACTTTAACGGCTCTAATGTTAACCAGCCAACTGTAACTATGACTATTCGCCCAAGGGTAAACTCTGGTACAGCTTATGGTCAAGCCGATAATCCTGCCGTACAAAGCGCACAAGACTATAGCAAAGTAGCGGTCTATAACGTCCAGCAATTTGATGGTCAGGTATATACCCGTCTTAGAGGCCGTCAACTAGCCTTTAGGATTGAATCTAATACTCTTGGCGTTGCTTGGCAGTTAGGTAGTCCTCGTATCGACATTCGCCCAGATGGACGTAGATAATGGCTGTTAGTCCTTTTCCAGCTCCAACACCAGCAAAAGTCATTACTTTACGGGCTTCTAAAGCCCCTAACTTACCTATTGGACCAGTTGAATATACCCAGCAATATCAGGATCAAGTACTAAACGCTTTACGGCTGTACTTTAACCAAATAGATAACTTTACCCAAGGGGCTACTATTCCACCTTCTGGGGTTACTGGAAATAGACCTGTAAGTACATTACAGACTCCTGTACCAATAGGCTATTTGTACTATGACACTACCCTTGGAATACCAATTTGGTGGAATGGTGCTAATTGGAAAAATGCTAGTGGAACTACGGTTTAAATGATAAACTTATTGCCAAATAACCTTAAAAGGCTACTATGGGTTTTCTAGGTGGACTTGCTAATGTAGCTGGGCTACAAATGGCTAATATTGAAGCTAATCCCGAACAGGCTGCTGTTGGTGCAAACACGCCTGAGTCTACCTATGCCATGAATAAAACCGTAGCTCCGACTATGGATAAGCACTATACGCCTACAGTCAATATGATGGGTGGTGCTACACAAGGTGAAATGCAGCAAAACGCTGCACAGGGATACGATAATACGGGTCCAATGGCAGCTAATGCAGTAGGTAATGCAGCAGCAATGTACTTTACTGGCGGTGCTGCTACACCTCTTGTAGCTGGTCAAATGGCTGCAGATCGTTATTCAGCGAATAATCCAAATTCAAATTTTGACCGTGAATATAACGGCAGAGTATTAGCTGCAAATGCTAATGTAAATGCTGGCATTAACCAACAGTTAAATGCTGGTGTAAATCAAGGAATGGCAATGAATAGTTACGCTAAAGGCGGTTTATCTGCTGCTGCTGAACACTTAAAACGTCATGGTCGTGGACCAGACGATACTTTGGTTCATATGAGCCGTCAAGAAGTTGGTGCATTGCAACAAATAGCTAAAGCTCATGGTGGATCTCTTACTATTAATCCTTCAACAGGTCTTGCAGAAGCAGGATTCCTAAGTACTATTCTTCCTATGGCTGCTGGCGCTTTAGCCGTAGCTACAGGCCAAGTAGAGTTCCTACCTTTAATTGCTGCTGGTGTAGGTGCAGCAGACTACGCTATGACAGGAAGCCTACAACAAGGTTTAATGGCTGGTTTAGGTACTTGGTCAGGTGGCAATTTAGCTGGCGGTTTAATGGAAGCTGGAGCAGGACTTGGTGCAGAAGCAGCAGGAACAGCAGCAGCAAATGCAGCCCCAACAGCAACTACAGAAACATTAGGCAGTATTGAAGAGGCACTTCCTCCTCCTCCCCCACCGCCAACAGTAGCAGGAGCACCAGTAACACCAACTCCTGGATTGCCAACTCCGCCAACTTCAGCAGCAAATGCTGGTGAAATGCTTAAATCAGGAGCAATGACTCCAGAACAATATTCAAATTGGGCTGAAAAATATGCTCAAGGATATGCTGCTGCTCCAGTTCAATCGGCTGCTTCTAATTTAGCAGCAGGAGCAGCAAGCCCATCTGCTTGGGGCAATACCATAATGAACAATAAAATGGCTACTCTTGGAGTAGCTGCACCATTGTTAATGGGTAATAATTTTCTAGGTAAACAAAATACTGTTCCTGGATTGCCACAACAAAAGAATCCTTTTGGAATGAAAGAAATTCCTAAAGATGCTAATGGTAATCCTATCTTTAATGCTAGTTTGCCAGCACCTCCAAGCCCAGCTTATAAACCTACTTACCGCGATTATGTAGCTAATCCCTACACTCCAGTAGGTTCGGCTGATGGTGGCTTGATGCAGGATAAATTAGACTATGCTGGCGGTGGTATGTTCCCTGGAAGCCAGATTGATAAAACTCAGTATGCTGAGTCACCACAGATGCCAGCCAGTATGCAACAGACTATGGCTGGTTATGATCCAATGACTAACCCATTGACAGGTGAAGAAGTCCAGCATATGGCTGATGGCGGTCTTCCTTATATTCAACAGGCTCAAAATCAACCAGCTACTTCTAATGGATATACCCCAGCTGGATCTGGTAGTACTTATGGTCAAGGTCAGTATTCACCTCAAACGGCTGCAGCACAGCCTATGGAAGGTGGATTGCCAATGTTGAATCAAATGAATCCATTTACTCAGCAAGGTATGCCTCCTTCACAAGGTGTTCCTCAAATGAGTACACCTCAGATGCCTCCACAGACTAACTTTGCTATGGGTGGTGTAGCTAAGTACTCTGGTGATACAGACTATGGCAGCATGGTTTCTGGCATGAGAGATGTTGAAGAAGGCATAGATATGGCTACGAAACGTAGAACGCAGCCTGTACAACATAATCCAGAAGTTGCTATTGCCCCAGATGAAGCAAGTATTGCTAATTTAGATGCATATAACCGTACTTTGGCATTGCATAAAAATAATTTAACTGCATCCCATGTTAAACCACCTAAAGGTCTTCCACAGGGCGCGGTGCTGGGTTCAATTGACTTAACTCCAGCTGCACAAGCTGCTGCGGAAGCACAGGCTAAACAGTCTATTGCTGGAGATCAAGGAACTCAAGAAGCTAAAGAAGGTGGCGTTATTGGTATGGCTTTTGGCGGTATATCAAGTGCAACACAAACTGCCCCAACAGGGCAAGGATTAAATCCACAAATTCAAGGTGGAATATATGGTGATTTAGCTAGAACAATATCCCCAATAATGTCACAACAACCACAAAATAATTCATTTGTTGCTTCACAGCCTAGTATGCAAGGCCATATATATCAGCCTAGTTATGCAAATTATGGACAGCCTTCTCAAGGTATTCCAATGCCAACTAGAGGAGCTGCGATTCCTTCTCAAGGTTATGCAATGGACCCATTAAAAATGCAAGGTTCTCCAGCATATAACGCTTATCAAGCTGCTCAACAAGCTGAAAGTCAACGTATTGCAGATTATGCTGCTCAAAATTTTGGATTGGCATCTGGTGGTTTAAGTGGTTACGCTAATGGTGGAATGTCTAATTTAGGTGGCTATTCAGATGGTGGTCATTTACTTAAAGGGCCTGGCGATGGAGTAAGTGACTCTATTCCAGCTACAATTGGTGGTAAACAGCCAGCACGTTTGGCTGAAGGTGAATTTGTAATACCAGCCCGTATTGTTTCTGAACTTGGTAACGGATCGACAGATGCTGGAGCCAAGCGTTTATATGCAATGATGGATCGCATTAAAGCAAAAAGAGCAAGTACGAAAAATATTGCAGCAAATACGAAAGCATATAAATACCTACCAGCATGATTACTTATGAAGATGTGGATGGTTTAAAGTTTATTGGTGAATTGGAAAAGATATTTCCAGAACATTATGAAGAGTTAAGTGTTACAAAAGAATTTGCATTAGAACCAGACTATGATGCCTATCGTAGATTGGGAGAAGCAAAAATGTTGCGGTGCATTACTTGTAGATATTTTGATGAATTAATTGGCTATGTAGTATTTATTGTTAGCCCTCATTTGCATTACAAGTCATGCGTTACTGCTATTGAGGATATTTATTATGTAAAAAAAGAATATCGCAAAGGCAGAGTAGGAATTATGTTATTTAAGTATGCTGAAAAGGTGCTTAAAGAACGTGGAGTACAAAGGATTGTGATGCACACTAAGGTGCATTTAGACAATTCTAAGTTGTTTGAGTACTTGGGATACAAGATGACAGATAAAGTATTTTCAAAGATGTTGTAAGGAAAATTATGAGTTATTCAAAACGCCAGCTATACGCACTAGGGGAGCCTCTAGGTAATTCCGTTACCCGTTCTAAAGTAGGCGGAGGCAGAATTTATGGCGGTGGTGGCGGTGGTAGTCCTGCTCCAGGACCAACGCAAACAACGGTAACTAATACCAATATTCCTGACTATGCACAGCCATATGTTAGCAATATGCTTAATGCTGCACAGGCACAGATTTATAC